TTGAAGGTCGAGTTGATGAAGTATCGGTTCGTTGAGATTAACGGACAGAATACGAATAAGGTGGTAGACGAGTTCAATCACTGCCTCGATTCGATTCGTATGGCTATATATAGTCATAGGAATAGGGTGAAGAAGTAGTAGACTGCGATAGATAAAAAAAAATAAATTTGATATTGTGAAATAGTTTATATCTTTGCGTTAGTTTAACTGCCCTACTTCGTAAATAAGCGATGTAATATCAGCCTAGAGAGGATAGGGTTAAAAAGAAAAGTTTGGCGAACATACTATCTAATCTGTTTGGAGGATTTGGTTCAAAAAAGAACCTTAATATTGTAATGCCCGAAAATAATGGAATACAATTCTTTGAGTGGAACAACAAAACTCAATGGGAGAATATCACAGTTGAGAATATTGAATACTACTTATTAAATTGTCCTCCACTTACAACAATTATAAATAGAAAGTCAACAGCGTTCATCAATGGTAAAGCCGAATTACTAGATACAAGTACAGGTAACTATACTACTGATGAAGATTTAATGAGTTTATTGCGTAAACCAAATCCTGTTCAAACGGACAGGCAATTTAGGGCGCAAGTATATTCGTATATACAAAGTTATGGGTATTGCCCAGTGATGGTGATGCAACCAGCAGGGTTCAAGGACTTTAGTAGGGTATCATCATTGTGGGTAATCCCACCTAATTATGTTACGATAAGAACGAACAACAAGTATTTGATGGCTAAGAACCACATGGATATGATAGATTCCATTGCGTTTACATACAATGGCGTTAAGACGGAATTGGATAAATCTAGTATATACATATTCACCGACCTTAGTACGAATTTCAACAACTTAGTAATTCCCGATTCTAAGTTAATACCACTACGTTACCCGATTAATAATATCATAAAGAACTTTGAAGCTAGAGGCACTATTGCGGACAAGCGTGGTGCGATAGGCATATTGAGTAATCAAACAAAGGATAACATTAGTACATTACCATTATCTCCATCCGATAAAGAGCAATTACAAGCAGATTATCGTAGATATGGATTAAAAAGTACGCAAGATCAACTCATTATAACGAATGCAGCGTTGTCGTATCAACAAATGGCTATGCCCGTTCGTGATATGATGTTGCTAGAAATGGAAACAGCCGATGTAATGACGATAGCAGATGCCTATGGGTATCCATCGGTATTGTTGGCAAATGAAAAAGGTACAACTTACTCTAATCAAGAGGGTGCGGAACGAAAGCTGTATCAAGATACGATAGTCCCAGAAGCGGAGAACTATGAGGAACAGTTGAATGATATGTTGCACTTGCGTGAACGTGGCAAGATAATCAAGTACGATTATACATGGTTACCATCGTTGCAAATGGATGAAAAGTTGAAAGCCGAAGTTAGAAAGATACAAGGCGAAGCGGTTATTAACGAGTTCAACAACAACGTGATTACATGGAATCAGATGCGAGAAGGGTTAGCACTCGATACGGTTTCGGGTATGGATAAATATTATTACGAATTACAAAATACATTTAATAAAGATGGAAACAATAATCAAGCAACTAACGGATAACTCCGAAATGCTAAAGAATTTAGGTGGTGATAAGCGATTATTCATCAAGGCTGCTGGTACAATGTTAGAAGCTGACAATGTTACCAACTTCGATAAAATAAATCCTGCATTTGCGAACTACATACCTATACAACCTAAGTATTCAAGTACATTACTTGACTACTTCCCTAAAGTAAGTGTGAATACAGCAAACATAGTTTTAGTAGATGAAACTAGCGAAGATGGGGCAGTTACGGAGGTAGTACAAGGTGATGCGAAGCCACAATTAGATAATGATTTTGATGCTATTGCACCTGCTATGAAAAAAATAGCTGCGTATTGTAAGGTATCAACCGAAATGTTAGAAGACATAGGTTATATCTATACTAAAATTGAGAATACGTTAAAACGTAGACTAAAAAACAAGATTAGCGATTTGTTTATGGCTGATTTAATATCTGCTACACCTACTTATTCGAGTGCTGATTTAACAGCAGGTACAACAGGGACAATGGTTAAGGATATACTACCTGCGGTTACAGCCGATATGGAAAATTTAGGTGGTTACGACATGAAATTATGGTTGTTGAATCAACCAGACTATGCTAAATTATTTGTGGAAGCAGGGCAAAACTACTTATGGTATGCATTGAATAACCCTAAAATAATGAATAGTAGCGATGTTACAGCAGGTAATATCGTTGGTTTAGATCCAAGCGTATTTCCATTGTATGTTTATAAAGATATTGGGATAGAAATGGGTTACGAACAAGATGATTTCAGTAAGAATTTAGTTACGATTCGTTGTGAAGCTAGAGTTACATGGAATTTCACTGGTAATTGTTTGAGTGGGATTTATAACGAAAGTATAGCAGATACATTAACCGCAATATTATAATTATGAAAAACAGACCGATAGTATATAAGTCAATGGGTGGCGAAGTGCAAATATCCGATAGAATAGTATCGGGATATTTGGCATCGTTTGATACGAAGGATAGTGATAGTGATATTATCCTAAAAGGTGCGTTCACGAAATCGTTGAATGAACGTGGTGTAGGTAGTACCACAGCTAGGAAAATAGCGTACTTGTATCAACATGATATGACTAAGCCGATAGGTAAGTTCACTACGTTAGTTGAGGATGAAAAAGGGTTGTACTTTGAGGCAACATTAGACAATATTCCATTAGCTAACGATGTACTAGAGCAGTATAAGTCGGGTACGTTGAATCAACACTCGATTGGGTTTAGATACATTAAGGATAAGGTAGAGCATTCAAAGGAACTTGATGCGTACATTATCAAAGAACTAGACTTATTCGAGGGTAGTGTAGTTACAATGGGGGCAAATGAGAATACTCCGTTTGTTGGTTTGAAAGCAGAATTAGTAGATTCAGAAATGGAACAACTAAGACGTGAAACGGAATTGGTATTGAAACATATACCATTTGAGGAACAATTTAAAATACGTCAATTAATTTCTAAGCATATATCACTTTTGGAAACCGAGCCGATTAAATTCACTCCGATAGAACAAGAGCCGATAGTTAAAGAAATGGATTGGGTTTCAATAATTAATAATCTAAAAATTTAAAAAATGACAGATCAAGAAAAACAAGCACAAGAGGCTTTAGAAGCTAAGATGCTAGAAGCTACAAAAGGCTTCGTAAAACAAGACGCTATTGATTCGGTAAAGCAAGAAATCACAGAAGCGCAAAACGTAGCTATTAAATCATTGGAAGATAAACTTGTTGAGCAAGGTAATATCATCAATGAATTGAAAGCACAACCACAAACTTTGGTAGCAGAGAAATCTGTAACAGAGCAAGTGAAGGACATCATTAAAGAACATAGTGATGGATTCAAAGCATTCGTAAACAAGAGCGCACCATTCAAGTTTGAATTGAAGGCAGCAGGTACGATGACCATTGCAACGAACATTACAGGTGCTACAACATTGTTGCCTACACCTACATTGTTAGCAGGTTACAACCCATTGCGTAGAAATCCAGCTACGTTCTTAGATGTTGCATCTGTACGACCAACGAATAGCGCACGAATCAGTTATGTAGACCAAGCGTCTTATGATGGCGGTGCTGCAACAACATCGGAAGGTTCGGCTAAACCTGCACAAGATTTTGATTTAAAAGTATCTACATCAAGTGCTGTTAAACTTGCTGCAACGACTAAGATTTCTGATGAAATGTTAGATGACATCGACTTCATGGCACAAGCTGTGTCTGATGAATTGTTATCACGAGTGCGTTTGGCTGTAAGTGGAAGCATTTATACTTACATTACATCGGGTATGACACCTGGCTATACAACAGTAAATTCAGCGTTTGCCGATTACTACCCATTAGCGAATCCTGCTAAGATTTGGGATGTATTGACAGCAGCTAAGGCTACTATCCAAGCAGGGAATCATGAACCAAATACGGTGTTTGTAAATCACTTGACATTTGCTAATATGTGGTTGACTAAAACAACAGTTGGTGAATACACTCAACCTATTTTGGTAACACCTAACGAGATGATGTTCAACGGACTTCGTATCATAGCGACCAATGCAGTTGCAGGTGATAAGTACATTGTATGCGACATTGAGAAATTAAATGTTTACATCTACAAAGACTTAATCGTTGAAGCAGGATGGGAGAACGATGATTTCACTAAGAACTTGCGTACATTCAGAGGTGAGGTTCGAGTTCACTACTTTGTTAAGGACAACGATAAAACAGCGTTCTTATATGGTGACTTATCAACTGATGCCGATTACATGACCGCTGCTTCCTAGTAGTTTAAATTCCACTATACAATGAGAATTAGAATAACACAAGACTTAATGAAATTAAAGACTGGCGATATTCGTGAGTACAACGATGCGAAGGCACAAATGCTAATAGATGCAGGTGTGGCGGAAGTAGTTGAAGAAACGAGTGCAAAAGAATTTAAGGGCGTTGAGGAAACTAAAGAGTTTAAAACAAAAACTAAGAAAACTAAGTAATGGCATACGTTACATCATATAGCAATTTTATAGGCGGTATTGCAATACCTAATCTTGTGGATACTAGAGCAGAGGGGGAGTTGGTAACTACCTTAATTGAGCAATATGAACAAGAGTATCTAATAACACTATTGGGTTACGACCTAGCTCAAAGTGTTATTAGTGAAATTGATACTCCTAATCCTACGAATGCACCATACTATGAAATAGTAACAGGTGATACATTCACCGATATATCGGGTGATAAGCGTAAGTGGAGTGGTTTTGTTGTTGGTAGAAGTCCTATTGCTAATTATATCTATACTAAGTTTTTAGAATTGAAAGAGATTCAATTAACAGGTTTAGGTTCAACGAAGCAACAGTCGGAAAACGCAACCATTGCCGATGGGAGTATGCAGGTAACGAGAGCATGGAATGACATGGTAAATTGGAATTATGATTTGAATGATTACTTAGTATCTATAAGTTCTACTTATTCGGATATTGAGGATAATTACATTGGAATTAAATACCCACCTAGCTATGTTCAACGTAGAAATGCTATGCCTAATCAACTATTGTTTTTCAAGCAAAATCCTTTTAGTCTATAATGGCACATACTTATTCTATATTGCCTAAGAACATACCACAAATCATTGCTGATATAGTTAGTCGTGTGAGCGATAACTTAGAGAGCGAATTAGGTATGCCGATTCAGTTCCTACATGGAACATGGGCAAGTATTAGAAGTAGAATTGTAGATGATGGGGCAGGTACTACGAAAAAAGATAGTCGATTCCCTTTAGTTTGTTTAGTCCAAGTATTTGAGGAAAAGTATAAAGCGAATAGTGAGTATGGCGATGTATCGTTAACCTTGCTGATTTGCAATAACTCAACTCAAAATTGGTACTCCGAAGATAGAT